ATATGATAACTCAACTTAGAAGTAGCGCGTTTTTGGGGCAGTCCGATGCGATTCAGTCTGCGGGGGTTAATGCGTGGGCTGGCATTATCTCCACCAGAGCAAACACTATACAGGGGGTTATTGACGACGATTGGGACGCATACCGAGAATGCCGCAAAAAGTCAGAAGCACTTGCAATTGCCTTTTCGCTCGCTTCGGGATACGAGCAGCCTAACGCTAATACAACTTTGCAAAGTACGCTAAATAGCATAACGAAGTCTGCAATCGAAGAATCCTAATGGCAACCCGCGTATACAAAGACCTAGATATCACTTTTCAGGCGCATCCGGTAACGGGTGACGTTGTGCGCAAGAGCGGCGAAAGTGCGGTTTATCAGTCTATAGCGAATCTTCTACAGACCGGAAGATACGAACGCCTCTGGCAACCGAATCTACATTCGAAGCTCAGAGAAAAGCTTTTTGAGCCGATTGACGCTATAACGGCTTCCGCTATAAGCGCGGAAATAAAGACCACTATAGGAAAGCATGAGCCGCGAGTCGATTTGACCAGTGTTCGCGTATCGCCGGATCACGATAATAACGGTTATAACGTGACACTGGAATTCTTCCTTATCAATCGCGCAGACCCGTTAGAATTAACACTTTTTCTAGAGAGAATTAGATGAGCCAAAAGATCAGAATAACGGAACTGGATTTCGATTCCATTAAGTCGAATCTGAAGACGTTTCTACAATCGCAACCCGAATTCACCGATTACGACTTTGACGGATCGGCTCTTTCCGTTCTGCTGGACGTTCTCGCGTACAACACGCATTACATGGGTTACTACCTTAACATGGTCGGCAACGAAATGTTTCTGGATACGGCACAGTTGCGCGAATCGGTGGTTTCTCACGCAAAGCTTTTGGGCTATACGCCCCGTTCCAGAGTCGCTTCTCAAGCACTAATTAACGTTAGCTTTTCGGAAGTTGTCGGCGGCAGTAATTCCTCTATGACGCTGCCGCGTTTCACAAGATTCACTTCCGCACCGAAGGACGGAAAAAGCTATAATTTCGTTTCCGTAGAGCAAAGAGTCGAAACCAAAGACGCAAATGGAAATTTCGTATTTGAATCCGTCGCTATTAAGGAAGGCGAACCGATCAGTTACGTTTTCGAATATGACGCTTCCACCAACGAAAAGCAGATATTCGAATTGCCGGAAGTCGGTATAGACACGGCAACATTACAGGTTCGCGTACAGAAAGGCGCGGATAACTTTTCACTGGAAACGTTCGAATTAGCGCAAGATGCGACTTCGGTGGTTTCTTCGACGGATGCGGTTTACTTTCTAGAGGAAAACCGTAATGGGCGTTACCAGATTTACTTTGGCGACAACGTTATCGGCAAAGCTCTGGATAACGGCAATCTGGTACTGGTTTCCTATATCGTTACTTCCGGCGACGAAGCGAACGGTATAGACACGTTCAAATTATCGTCAAATCCAAAACCCGGATCAACCGGCGTAGTAGAAGTCGCGCAGGAAAGTTCGTCAGGGCAGTTGGAAGAAGACATAGAGAGCATTCGCTTTACGGCTCCAAAGAGCTTTATCTCGCAGAATCGCGCTGTGACGAAAAACGACTATGAAGCTTTGATTAATCAGAATTACCCTTACTTCGACAGCGTTTCCGTATGGGGCGGCGAGGAAGCCAGCCCCCCTGTATACGGCAAGATTTTCTTCTCGGTAAAACCCGCTGGAAACTACGAAGTAACGCAGACGGAAATTCAGTATATCAAGGACTATATTCTAAAGCCTATATCGGTGCTTACTGTTACGCCGGAATACGTCGCGCCGGATTACAACTACGTAAATTTCGTGGTAGACGTTGTATATGACCCCCGTCAGACAACGAAGTCCGCAGGAACCATAAAAACCGATGTTAGAAGCGCGGTAGAAAGCTTTGCCAATACCTATTTGAACACGTTTAACAACACCTTCCGTATGTCGAAACTCGTCAGAGCGATTGACGATGCAGACCCGTCTATACAGAACAACTCTATTAGGACTTTAATAGAGAAGCGTTTTCGCCCACTTTTGGGACAAGCCAAGTCGTATACGCTAAAGTTCCATGTGCCGCTTAAGAAAGGCACTTCTCTGGATCGACTTTATTCGGAACCGTCTTTCGGCTATGTGGACGATTTCGGCGTTACCAGAACCGCTTTCATAGAAGAAGTGCCGCAGTCCTTTACCGGTCTGGACGAAATCGAAGTTCTCGCAACCGGGGATGGATATACGGACATTCCGACAGTCGTTATTGACGGTGACGGAGAAGGCGCAAGAGCGTCAGCCGTAATCGTAAACGGCAAGCTAAAAAGCGTCGTAGTGACGAATGCGGGAAGCGGCTATTCGGCTGCTGTAGCTCGCGTAGAAGGGGGTGGTGGAAGCGGCGCAACTTTACGCCCCGTATTGCAGGGTAAGAAGGGAACGCTACGTATCTACTATTACGATTCGAACAATATCAAGCGTATTATCGAACCGGAAGCAGGGACGATCTTCTATGACGATGGATATATCGTTTTGAATAATTTCCGTCCTACTTCCGTCAATGACCCTTATGGCACTATGACGTTTAAAGCACAACCGAATACCAACGTTTTTTCGACCAGTAGAGAAGCGATATTAACCCTTGACGCAACCGATCCTGCTGCAATTGATATTAGAGTTGGCACTGTAGAGAGCTAAGAATGGCAACCGCAGAAAAAACCGTAAGCGCACTGATAAATCGCCAATTGCCGGATTTTGTCCGCGCCGGAAGTCCGCAGTATAAGCGTTTTCTGGAACTCTACTATGAGTGGCTGGAAGACGAAGCTGCGGGTAATACGGTATACCATATTCTGGAATCTGGAAAATATCGCGACGTAGACGAAACGCTAGACCCGTTTATTCGCCTTTTCAAAAAAGAATTACTGCCGTATTTTCCCGAAACCTCAACCCTTGACCTCGTAAAAATCCTTAAGGGTGCGCGTGAGTTCTATGTCAAAAAGGGCAGTGTGGAAAGCGTACAATGGCTGTTCCGTACTCTCTTTGGCGAGGACATAGAAGTCTACTATCCGAAAGAGCAAATTCTAATCGCGTCGGACGGTAAATGGAAATTGCCACAGGCGTTTAACCTGACGCTTTCTGCGGAAAATCAGGATTTGGACGTAAACCTTTTGGAGAAGCACAAAGCCGAGGGGTCTATCTCTAAGGCTACTTGCGTTATCGAATCCGCTAATAAGACGATTGACTCGACCTTCGGTAATGAGATTCTGGAACTTTACGTTTCGAACGTCGATAAAGAATTTACGAATGGCGAAAATCTCATAATCGAATACGTCGATGAAAATGGCGTGGTACAAACCTTTTCTGAGCGAATTATCGGTAGTATTAGTGGAATAACCGTCGATTCCAATAAGCGCGGAACGCAATACCGTACCGGCGATCCCATTGTTATATACGGGGGTCTAGCCACAACCGCTGAAGCAAACGACGCAGTTGCGGTTGTCGGAAACGTTACCGTAGGTTCTGTAGAAGACCTTGCTATCGCTTTTGGTGGCTACGGTTACAGAACGTATAAGAATACCGAAGCGATTGTTTACGCGGGAGAAAACGACGATCCAGCCGCTAATCAGTCTACCGATATTCGCGTAATTGGTATTAACGAGATTATTGGCTCGACCTCGCAAAATTCCTATGGAGAAACGCTTGAAGTAGACCTTATGCCGATTGAGTATCTTATCAATGAGGTTTTAGCCAACTCCAATTGGGAAGCGTTTGACGCGCATCTTGCGGAAGTGCAAGCGAATACGGGATCGGCTGGTGAGGTCTGGATACAACATGAACATGCGTATGCGAATGGTGGAAGTTTCGAAACCGCAAATTTCACCTGCAAAATCGCTACCTCTAATACGGGCTGGCTAGGTGGACCGGCTAATCTTATTCTGTATAATATTGCGAATACTGAACCGCTTACTACCGCAGGATTCCTCGTCGGGCAAAATACGCTTATTGGAGTCGAATCTGGCGCAACACTTAATGTGAGTGCTATTATTAATGAAGATTTGGATGTTAATTTAAATACGGAAATTGGCACCGCACTCAATTACGAAACACTGGATACTGGCGCAGTCGCGCTCTATCAAATCATTAATGGTGGTTATGGCTTTGTCGATGCACCGACGATTGGCACCGAGTCGTATTATGACACAATTTGGTCTTCCAATATTGCGAATGTACTATTCGATCTTGGTTATACCGAAGCGCAGGTGCTAGCCAATACGAATTATCGCGCTTATCGCCAACAACTAGGCGCGTTCGGAAAAATCGCGCACATCTATATTGACAACCCCGGAACCGGATATTCGAACGGTGATCCGATCTTTATGTCGGGTCGCGGCTACGGTTTCTCTGGAAACGTCACGGTAGACGCGAATGGCAGCATTATAAGCACTACCATTATTAATCGTGGAGAAGGCTATACCGGTGGAACCACTTTGAGAAACGCAACCGTCGATACCGCGAATGGTGGTTCGGGTGCAGTGCTTACCGCATACGGCTTTGGTGAAGGCGTAGAGGTTGAGGTTGGTCAGGGTGAAATCGGACGTATACGTGACGTTCGTATGGTTTCTCGCGGATTTGACTATATCACAGAACCGGGAGTTTCCTTCAAGGTCGTGGATATGATGATTGAAGGTGTTGGCGAACTGGAAAATCTTTCCGAGGGTGAAAGAGTCTATCAGGGCGCGACACTGGAAACCGCAGATTTTCAGGGAATCGTAAAATCCTTTACTCGTTCGAACGGATTATTGCGCCTGTATAATTATTCCGGTAGGGGTAATTTTAATGAATCAATTGATATAAATTCCGAGGGTGGTGTGACGTTTACCGTTAATGCCGCAGCAAACGTTCCCGCACCGTCTTCCTATCCGCTCGCACTACGTACCAGTGGACTTTCCAATCCGTACTGGTATGGTGGTAGTATTGCGCGAGGCACCGCACTGTTCTATCAGGGTCTTATCGCGTTCCCCGGTTTCTATCTCAACACCGATGGATTCCCGTCTTCCGATAAGAGACTACAGGATGGTCGCGTTTATCAGAATTACAGTTATGTCGTGGAATCCGAAAAATCGCTGGCTGAATACCAGAACTCGCTACAGGATATTTCGCATCCAATCGGCATGTTGATGCTGTCGCGCACCATTACGCGCTCGCAGCTATTTGAGGATATCAAGACCGATAGTGTTGTCTATCTGAATCCCGATATCGCAGAAAACTCGACTATCAGTGTTGCTTGCACCTTTAGTAATGTCGTTACGGGTTCGAATACCTTCTTTGCCAACGGTGCGGGTAATACGGGTCATGCAAATGTTGGCGATATGCTGTATATTCGCGACTACGATCACTCGCGCCACAATCAGGTTAAGATCATTACTGCGGTCAATAGCAATACGGAACTGGAAGTCGAGGGTGATTTCACCATTATCGGTTACGGTAGAGTCTCTCTTGAAGCGGGTAATGATGTAGCAGTTATCTCAGGAACAAACGTTGCGCCAGAGTGGTTCCTCGCAACCGGCGACGAAGTTCGCGTCAATACCGGTGGTGTTGAGGTATTCACGGTTATATCAGTTAGCCCCGATACGTTTACCCTAAATACGACTGCGGGTAATACAGTCAGTAATGTAGTCTACATTGTCGCTCCTGATTATTCCGGCGACTTTGATTACGAAATTATCACGGTAGAATAAAATATGAACGCAGCTATCACACCACTTCTTAAGTACCAGATCGTAGAGAATCTGTTGGATTCGATTCCAACGGCTGCGAATACCTATATTGGTATTGGTCGCCCCATTCGTTGGGGTGATGAAGTTGATCCTGAGACTACGGAT